ATGAGCATTGCCCGCTTTGCAAGAATATCCGAAAAGCAGTACCAGCAGGACGCAGCCGCCTATCAAACGAGACTGAACATTGGCGACATCCCGTTGCCCTGCCGTGCCACCACCGGCAGCGCAGGCTATGACTTCGTGTGCCCTGTGGAGGTGACCATGCGCCCCGGCGATACGGCGGTGATCCCTACGGGCATACGCTGCTTCATGGAGCAGGGCTGGGTGCTGCTGAACTGCCCCCGATCCTCCCTGGGCCGCAAGCATGGCATCCGCATGGCCAACACCGTGGGCGTCATCGACAGCGATTACGTCCACGCAGACAACGAAGGTCACATCCTCGTCATGCTGGTGAACGGCGGCGATCATGAGGTAACCCTCCGCCCCGGCGAGCGCTTCTGCCAGGGGATCCTCCTGCCCTTCGGCCTGGCCGAAGAAACAGAAGTGACGGCTGAACGCAGCGGCGGCTTCGGCTCCACCGGAAAATAAATAGCATGTTCCGCGTCGCGGTGCGCCCTCCGCGCACCGTGACCCCAGCAAAGGAAAAACTACGCTCCAATAAAAAAACGGGATTCTTAAGGGACGAAGTTCCTTAAGCGGAGTCCAGAGGCAGCGCCTCTGGCGGGGAATCCAAAAGGGCAGCGCCCCTTTGGCGGAGGAGTCCAGAGGAGGCAAAGCCTCCTCTGGAAACTTCGTGAAAATTTCCACTTGACGGGCCGAAGGGGGCGTGCTATAATAATCGGGCTGGTTCCCTGTGGAGAGATGGCCGAGCGGTTGATGGCGCTGGTCTTGAAAACCAGTGATGTCGCAAGACACCGGGGGTTCGAATCCCTCTCTCTCCGCCAGCTTTCCTCAAACAGCGGTGTGCCGCTCATATTCACTTGACATGGAGAAGTACCCAAGAGGCCGAAGGGGCTCCCCTGCTAAGGGAGTAGTGTGCGATAAGCGCAGCGAGGGTTCAAATCCCTCCTTCTCCGCACAAAGCCCGGAAGACGTTGAATTGCAACGGTTTTCGGGCTTCTTCTTTTGCTTTGGCTGGAAGCGCAAATACACCATTTTCGACATATTCTTGTGTCGAATTTTCTCAAATGACATTCTATTACTATCATACTACTATCGAAGCTACTATCAATATACTATCAAAAGTACATATCAAGGCAAATAAAAAAGAGCCCTCCGAAGAGGGCTCTTTTTGTATCAGAACGTTTTCTTGCTGGTGGGGTTGTTCAGCACGCCGAAGGTGGTCAGCAGTTCCAGGACGGCAACGACCACGGCCTCGATGGCCTCGCTCATGCCGGTGTTGATCACACCGGCCAGCACCAGGATGCTCAGCAGCTGCGCGGCGATGGCAGCCAGGGTGACAGGGGAAAGCAGTCGGTTCTGTTCCATAGGGATTCTCCTTTCTTGTTATCAAAAAACGCCGTTTTTGCAAAATACATGCCTTTTTTGTTATTGATTTACGGAATAACGTTACAAAATGAGCTCATTTTGCTATTTAGGCGCTGGGCGGGTGTGCAGAGTTGAATCGCGTTTCCAGTTCATCCAGACGATGATGAGCGCTCTTGGTGCTCTGCTCCACGCCTGCGGTACGCTCCGCCAGCTTGTCCACGCGTTCCCTCATGGCACGCTGTTCCACGCGGATGTCATCCACGCCATTGGCAATGCCGTCCAGCTTGACCATGGTCTGCACCTGGGCGGTGGTGGCCTCTTTGGTGTCCTTGCTGCTATCACGGTTGCGGTTGATGAGAAGCGTCACCAAGGCGACCAGCAGCGCCCCCAGGGCAATGACTTCGGATACGCCCATCAGTATCACCCCCATCCCAGCACGCTGCCCAGGGCGTCGCGCAGCTGCTCGGCCAGGCTGCGGGGCAGGGTGATGTTCACCAGATCCTCAGATGGAGTGGGTGCAGCGGGTGCAACAAAAGCTTCCTCCTGCCGCACAAACTTCTCCATCATCCAGCCGGTGAGTTCGCCATAGGCGACACGTACCCAGCCGTCCTGCTGGGCTACGACGGTCACGGTGGCGCCCACGGGGATCCTGGACAGCAAAGCGCCATCGGGAGTTTTGCGCAGGTTTACGGTGCTGCCGCTGTCGGCCACGACAACGGCGGTCTGGATCTCGCTCATAGGCGACGACCTCCTTAGACGGGCAGTCCGTTTTCGGCGGCCATGGTGCGCAGGTCGGCCACAAAGGCATCCAGCGCGGCGGTGATGTCCTCATGGTTGGCAGCGGCCAGGGCTTCATCGGCGATCACCAGAGACATGCTCATGGCCTTGCCAGGGGATACCTGCCCGGTGAGGGTGGCCACGCTGACGGACTTGCCGCCCAGGGTGGTGGTCAGGTTGCGGGAAATGTTGGTGTTTTTCTGGATGGTAATCATTCGGATTCCTCCTTATTGTTGATAATGGGCTGTGCGGCGATTTCCTTTTCAGCTTGTTCGAGGGCGCTGATCACGCTGTTCAGCGCATCGATGGCGCCGGAAAACAGCTTGGCTTCATCGCCGCGGATGTGCATGGTGTTCAGGGCAGACACAGCATTTCTCAAAAGAATGGTCATCTGCATGGTTTAGTCGCCTCCTGTTCCCCAGGTGATGTAATAGATCATTTCCTTGTCCTGTGTGCAGCGAATGCCGGTTACGGCGGTCCCGATGATGTTCCCGTCGGCGTCTCGTACAGCGATCCCGCCTGTGGCGTTGACAGATACATCGGTCACCACCTCCATGCTGGTCCAGGTACAGGCATTGCCGGCGAAGGTAAAGCTGATGGCTGTCAGGTTGGTGACGATCATCTTGGCAGCCACAGCGCTGCCGCTGAAAAATTTATTGATTTTTGCGGATTCCACTGCCAGTTCGTTGGCGGTCACATAGCCCTGCAGGTCGATTCTGTCAGCTTTCAGGGAGATCTCGTTGGCTTGGGCATCGATGCGTCCGTTGGCTAGGTCAAGACTGGCCTGGTCAGCCTTCAGGGCGATGGCGTTGGCGTTGGCGGTGATGTCATCTGCCATGAGCGCAATATCTCCGTTGGCCAGCGCGATAGCTGCCTTGTTTTCCGCTACGCCTGCTTCCAGCGTCAGGACATTGTTAGCATGCAAGGAGATCTCGTTGGCTTGGGCATCGATGCGTCCGTTGGCTAGGTCAAGACTGGCCTGGTCAGCCTTCAGGGCGATGGCATCGGCGTTGGCTGTGATGATCTTGGCGTTAGCGTTGATTCTGTCGGCGTTGGCGGAGATCTCCTTTGCGTTGGCGTCAATGCGCCCGTTGGCCAGAACGATAGTGGCTTCGTTCTCTTCCACGCCAGCCCTGAGGGTGATGATATCGTTGGCCTGAATGGTGATCTCTTTGCCGATGAGGTCGATCTCCTCGGAGAGCAGGGTGATGTTCTTCTTCGCCTGAATAAGCACGTACTCTTGCTCTTGCAGAGTGTTCCAGTTCTTCGTGACACGCTTGCGCAGAACGGTGGTATCCACGATCAGGCCGGAGAGGATACTGCCGGCGGTGCTGGTTTTATTGGCCAGCGTGATGGTGATCTGGTCAGGCTTGCGGTAGACGTCGGGCCATGCGATGGACACGATCCGCTGCCGGATGGTCTCTTTCTGGGCGGGGAGGCATACCCTGCACACCCGGCCCAGCGTAAAGCGGTCAAAGCTCTGCCCGGAGGTCGCGCTCATGTCCCTGGCGTCCATGGAGACGGAGATCAGCGGCTCCTTGTGCAGTTCCAGGTAGTGCCGGCCCTCCGCCAGCAGTTCTTCCTGCGTCAGACCAGGATCGCCGGAGAGGCTTCGGGAGACGATGCCCCATGTGCTTTGCGTGTCGGCATTAAGGATGACGGGTTCCTGGGGTTCCGCGTCTTCATCCTCGGGGTCAGGCGGGGGAATGTACAGGCGGGTGCAGAGTTCGGTGCGGTCCACCGTGACCTTCAGGCTGAGCAGGTTGCGGTTCAGCCGGCACTCGCAGGCGGCCTGATCGGTACAGGCGATGATGTTCAGCGTCCAGGGGGTGGTGCGCTGATCAAAGGCCAGCGCATAGTCCGGCAGCTCCTGCATCAGGCCAAGCAGGGATTCCAGCACGTTGGAATAGTCCCACTTCCAGGTAAGCAGCTTGCCGGCGGGCACTTCCACCCGGCCCAGCTGCCAGCGCGCGGGGCTCGCCTGATGGCTCATCAGCTGGCCCAGGATGTCCAGGGGCGCGCCTTCCTCTTCGCCTGTGGAAGAGATCAGGCTGTCGGCCAGGGATACCAGACCATGCTCCAGGTGAACTGTGCGCAGTCCTTGATGATCCCTTTCGATTTTCTGCACACGGAAGACGCCGGCGGAGCCCATGGAGGTGAAAAGCTCCACATAATCGCCGGGATGGGCAGCCGCGTCAAAGGAGGGGAGCGTCATCTGGGCGGTGGAGAGCGGCGCCAGGTTGAGGGAGATGCTCAGCCGGACAGGATGCAGCAGCGCACGCTGGCGCAGCTGATCGTCCAGCAGCCTCGGGAGCGGAATGTTCACAGGTAGCACCCCCTCGCGGAGAAGGTGATGGCCACGCTTTGATCGGCGGAGAAGGTGATCGTATTCGCGGCCTGGCAGGAGAGGGGCAGCTCGTCGCTGCTGTCCTCCGTGCGGGCTTCCACAGGCAGCTGAAGGATGTGTTCGTCATCATAGTACAGACGGACACTGCCGCCAGAGGGGATGCTCATGCCCTCCAGGGCAATGAAATGCCCGCCCACTTCGATGCGCAGGCGAGTCAAAGGGGAGTTGCTCTTGTTGATGGCCGTTACCTCCAGCAGCGTGTCCACATCACCAGAGGGGGACAGGACAGCGCTGCCGCTGCCGGCTGTGAGCGTTGCCGTGCTGGGGTACACATCCTGCCAGTAGGGCAGCCCCATGGAGGTGAAGGTCATGGAGAGCTCATCCGTCCATTTCAGGGTGCTGGGCAGAGCCAGCGGGGTGGCCAGACGGACGCGCAGCTGCTGACCGTGACGGTCGCTGATGGTCAGCAGTCCTCCACGCACGGCCCATGCGTTGACGCGGCGCCATACGGCTTTTCGTCGGTCAAAGCTGGAAGTGATGATGCGCAGCTTCACAATGACGCTGATGTTTTTGCGCAGCTGCCGTGCGCAGCATTCACCCGGCCGATCGGCCAGCATGACCGTCTGCACGTCCAGCTGCGGAGCGGGCTCCTGCACGTCGGTGATCACGATGGACGGATCCAGGTCGTGCAGTCCGATGCCGTCCAGATATACGTTGTAAAAAGAGTTTGGGGAATACATTATCCGTACCTCCTGTAGGAAGCCTCCTGGGCCATCTCATGGCTCACGGTGGGGTAGATCAGCTGTCCCACGGTCTGACCGTCCATCTCGACCGCTACGCCGTGCATGGAGGCCACGATCACCGCGCCCAGTCGTTCATAGTCGATGGAAGCGGTCTGGCTCGGAGCTGCGACGGGGAGACCGCCGTTCATCAGCTTGCGCCAGACAACGGCTTCATCGGCGGTCAGCACACTTTCATCCTGGTGAAGCTCGGCCAGATAGCCGTTGAACGGTACACGGTCCAGTCCGGAGGCGTGGCTGCCGTCGGGTGTTTCGGTCGTGCCGGAGACCGTCAGCTGCGGGGCGTCTACCTGAAAAGCTCCCTGGATGGCGGCGTTGATCAGGTCGCACTGCGTCTGGATAGCAGGCAGGGAATTGGCCAGTCCCTGAGCCGCGCCGTTGCCGGTGGCCATGGCGGCGGCCATGGCTTCCATCTCCTGATTGAAGGACGCCACCAGGTCGGTCACATCATCTTTCATGGACTGGAACTCTTCGTCAAGGGCCAATTCAGCCTCGGCCATGTTGGTAGCCAGCGTGTCCTTGGCGGCGGTGGTGCCCTCAAACTCAGTATTCAGGGCAGAGATCTGCTCCTTGGTCGCCGTGGCGATGCCTGCCAGAATGGCTGCGCTTTCCTTGCTGCCGTCGCTCAGTGCCGCGATGAGCCCCTCATCCACGCCCTTCTCGGAAGCGATTTTCAGGTTGTTGCTGTACTCCTCCATGTAGTCCTGCTGAGATTTCAGTGCGATGATCACATCGTTCACGGACTTCTTGGTCACGGGCTCGATCTTCTCGAAGCCGCTCACAACAGCGTTCACCTGTTCCATGGCGGCGGTCTTGGCTTCGTTGTATCTCGCGGTCAGGGCGGCCACGGCCGTTTCGGCCTGGGCCAGATAGCCCTGGGCGTTGGTCAGGGAAGTGGCGTATTCAGTCTCGGCGGTGGCAGCGGCAGAAGCGGCTTCGGCGGTGCCGTACATCTTCTCCTCAAGGATGGCCAGGCGCTCGGCTTCCTGCTCGTACTGCTCGGAGGTGGTAGCGAGGGACGCTTCGAGCTGGTCGGTCTCCTTTGTCAGATTCCTGATGACAGGATTAAGGCGATCGGCTGTTTTCTCGTATTCAGCCATTGCCTGTTTTTGCTCCTCGTTTAGAAAAAGATACCCTAATCCGCTGTAGTTTTCGTGTGCGACTTTATAAGAAAGACCATGAAAAGCGGAGGAGAATGCTGCTTCAGCGTCAGCTAACTCCTGTTTATACTTGTCCAGCTGTGCCTGCGCGGCGTCCCGATCCACTTCCAGCGTAATCAGGTTTACCCGGGTCGTTTCCAGCGCTGCGCGCTTGTCCGTCAGCGCCTGGGCGCGGATCTGCGCCTCTGAATCGGCAGCCCACGCGGCGGCGTGATCCAGAATGGCCTGGGTGCCGCCCTCAATCTTGCCGGTCTGCACATCGATGACGGAGGAAAGCTCAGGGATCGTCTGTACCAGCTTGGCCAGGATGGCGTTCCACTTCTCCTGCTCCTGTGTGGTCAGGCTGGACTTGCCCTCCAGTTCCGTCAGGTCAGCCACCAGCGCCTTGACGACGGCGCCCTGGGCCTCCACGTTGGAAAGCTCGCTCAGCATTGTCTTGTCGATCTCCTCCATCTGGGAGGAGAGGGAGCCATTCTCGAAGAGAGCGTTCACGCTGTTGACCACGTCGGTCACAAGGGGCAGCAGGAACTCGCCCACATTGGCCTTCACGGTGTTGATGTTCTCTTCCAGCGTGCGGGTGGCGTTGGCGTAGCCAGAGGAGGTGCGGTAGAAGTCGCCCTGGGCGTCCGCGGTGGCGCCGAGCAGGTAGTTATAGCGCAGCGTGGCCTGCTCAGCCTGGGTCATGGCGTTGTATGCCTTGGTGATGCCCTGGGACATGGCGAAGGCTTCCAGGTTCGCCACCGACATGTTGATGCCCAGCTGCTTCAGCGGCTCCGTTTCGCCGGAGATGCCGGCGCGGATCTTCTCAAAGGCCGTCTCATGATCCAGGTTATAGAAGGACGCCATGTCGCCGGCCAGGGATACCATGCTTTTCGACATGGAGGTGACCTGCTTGGAGCTCAGGCCCATGGATTTCAGCATAGCGCCCATGGTGCCGGAATACTTCTTCGCGGCCAGCTCACCCATGCCGAAGGACTTCTTGGCGTTCTTGGCCCAGGTGTCGATGCTCTTGGCGTCGCTGCCGAAGGTGGTGTCCACCACGTTCTGCACTTCCTCCAGGCTGGAGGCCATCTCGATGGATTCGTTGGCGAACTGCCTGATGGCGCCCAGCGCCTGCTGCACGCCGTCGGCCACCAGCTGGCCCACCGAGAAGGAGAAGGCCTGCTTCAGGCCGTCGCCGACCTGGGACATCATGTTGTCCCATTTGTTCGTGTGGTTCTTGATGGCGTTGGTGGCCTTGTTCAGCGAACTGTCAAGCCCGCCGGTATCACCGGTAATGTCAAATACGACTTTTCCGTCACTCATGGGGATCACCTCGCTTTGCCATGGTCAGCAGAGTGCGGAAGAGGTTGTTCGCGGTCTGTTCGTAGCGCGCGCGCGTTTGGGCGTCATCCAGCTGAAGGGCATAGAATGCCTTGGCTTCTCGCAGCTGGCGGATGCTCTCCGCGTTGTGCTTGTTGGGCGCGGGCAGGGGCCGGGTGCGGATGTCGATCACATCCGACAATCGGGTACCTGTGGGGATGCACCCCAGCAGCTCACGGAAGATGCACCAGTGCAGTCTTGCCCGGGTCAGGTCGATGCCGTAGACCTGCAGGAACGCGGCGCGGATCATATCGGCGTCCTGCTCCATGCTCATGACCTGCTTGCTTCCGCCCTTGCCGGAGGCTGGGCACAGCAGCGCCAGAACGGCGTCCAGCAGCGCCTGCCGCTCAGGTTGAGTTCCGGGCAATCTACCGTGGATCAGCTGCCGCAGGGCCGCTTCCGTGCGCAGGGAGGGCATGAGCCGCGCATCTCCCAGCATGTCCAGCGCGCGGAGCACCTGGCGGAAGTCTGTCCTCAGCCGCCAGGACCGTCTGTTCAGGCGCACCAGCCGGGGGAGACGGTCATAGAGCTTCATTGGCGCAGGCGCTTGCGCTGGGCTTTCAGCAGCAAGCGGGACAGCCGCTGGGTGAAGTAGCCCGTGCAGGCGTTAAGGATGCTCAGATAGTTGTGGCCGTAGAACGCCGCCAGCTGCTCCGTCTGCTCCTTGCCGAACATGCATCCGGCCCAGGCTTCGGCGGCGGCGCGCAGGGCTTCGGTGTTTTCGGGAGCGTTGCTCACAGCGGTGAGAAGATCCTTGGCGCGGTTGATCTCCGGCATGATCTGCATGGGATCCACATCCACACGCAGGCGCAGCTCCTCCGCGCCCTCAACGATGCGGATCTGATCCCGCACGCGGTTGGTAGAAAAGGTATACACGTCTCATTCCTCCTTCAAAAAAAGGGGCGGACAGGCACATACCTGTCCGCCGTGCGGTTAAGCGGGGGTCACTTCGGGCTTGCCGTCCAGAGCGATCACGCAGGAGAAGGGCACGTTATCCGTGGTAGCGCCGCCCACATCGCTGATGTCCAGGATGGTGACGTCGCAGGTGATGGTGGTAGTGGTCTTGCCATCGGCGGCGGGACACACCAGCTTCAGGCTGGTCTTACGGGCTTCGCCTACCTCGTACTTCAGGCCGCAGATATAGTCCTGGGCGGCGTCGCCGTACACGCGCTTGCCGGACACTGTGTACTGAGGGGCCAGGCCCGTGACCTCATTGGCGGCATAGCCCTGGCCGCACATGAAGAAATACTGCTGATTCTGGCCGTTGATGGATTCCTCGAAGGACTCGATGCCGGCGCAAAGCGGGGCGTAGGTCCAGGTATCCGCTTCTTTACTCGTACCGATGGAGACGGAAATGTTATGCACAGCATGCAGCATAAAATCAACTCCTTTCAAAGAAATAGACCGTCAGCGCGGAGCCGAACAGCCACTGGCCATTGCTCTCGCGTTCGATCTGGTGGGGAACGGAGGTCGTGGAGATGCTCAGCATCTGCCATGCCTCCGTGATGGGGTATTCTTTCAGGTGTGTCAGGCGGTGGTGGATGGCGTCCAGGGCGCGGGAGAGGGCAGCCAGGTCGCTATGCTTGCCGTTGAGCACCACGGAGATACTCAGCACGCTGCGGCGGTCCAGGAAGGTGGTCTCCGGCGCACCGGTGGCGATCTCCATGCAGATACCATTGTCCGGCGGCAGGGAGCCGCGGCGGATCGTGGCGAAGGGGTCGGTCTCCTGGGCCAGCCGGATCACTTCCAGCAGGATGTCGGTGGTGTAGCTCATATCTTCGCTCCCATCAGTTTTTGCGTCCGCAACGTCCATTCACGCTTGTGGGTCTTCTTGGCGTGCTCGCACCACATCAGCTTGGCGTTGGGGTTGCGATGGGTGCGGGGCGTGCCGGTGTAGTACACCTTCTTGGCGTAGGGCGTATCGTAAACGATGCGCGCGCCCCCATCCTCGATGTGGCCGGAGTCCACCAGCGTGCCTTCATCGAAGCGGCAGTAGGTATTGCAGTCGGCGAGGATGGTCTCGGCGACCACAGGCCGTGCGGCTTCCCACGCACGTTCAGCTTTCCGGAGGATCTGTGCCTTATTGATGTCGATCTTGACAGAGCTGCTCAACGGAAGATCACCTTCCAGTGGTGCACGGTGCCGTCCGGATGGAAGTGCGGGGTCACGGTCTCAATGAGGTAGTCCTTTCCCTGCCAGCGCAGCCGCGCCGGATGCCCGGCGGCGTTGCTCTCCTGGAGCAGCTGCCCGGGATCCGTGGGCGCGTCGGATTGGTCGATGTAGCACACGCCGGTGACCTCCTGCCGGGTGTCCATCTTCTCCAGTTTGGTGCGGGTGGCGAATTCCACCTTCACAAAGGAGAAGGAGATTTCATCGCCCCAGCTGGGCGCGTGATTGACGTCCAGCTGGGCGCAGGGGGCAATGCCCACGGTGTGCGGCCGTGCGGCGCGGGGAATGGGGGTCAGTCGCATTTGCGAAGCCCCCTTCCGAAGGCCAGGAGTATCGGCAGCAGCGAGCGCACCGTGGGGGAGAGCTCATCCGCTGCCGAAGAGCTGCCGGAGCTGCCTTTGCCGTTCACCGTCAGATCGCCGATGGAGAAGCCGGCCGCCACGGTTCCGCTGGCCTGCGCGGCCATGCCGCCCTGCTGGTGCAGGAAGTACACCTGCCACGCCAGCGCCCGCTGCCAATGGTCGCGGATGATCTCCGGCAGGGTTTCCATATCCCGGCCCACATAGGCATAGAGCGTGTGGCTGTGCAGCTGCTGCTCAGCATCTGCCAGCAAACGGGTAAAGCTGTCTTCATCGGGCATGGGCTGGCCGGTAATGCCAGAAAAGTCGATGGCGGTCAGCATAGAATCACTCCTTGGGCTGATCTTCGGCGGCCTTGGTTTCGTCAGCCTTGGTGGCCTTGGGCTGCTTCTGCTCCTCGACCTTGTAGCCACGCTTCTTCAGCTTCTTGGCCAGCCTGGCGTCGTCGGTCTCAGCCACACCGGCGGCAAAGGTCAGGCCCCAGCCGGTGCCGGTGTAGTTCGCCACAGGGGCGGTGATTTTGAACTTCTTCATGATGCGTCCTCCTTATCAGGCAATCTTGGTGCCGCGCAGCACGCCGACGGCGCGGGTCTTCTTGATGGCCACACCGGCGATCATTTCGACCTCGCCGGTCTTCACGGCACCGGGCTTGGTGAAGTCGGGCAGGTAGGGGTGCACCAGCTTGGAGCCGTCGGGGCTGACGCCGTGCACGCCATCCAGACCCAGGCGAACGGCGAAGATGTCGGTGGCGCCTTCGTCCACACCGATGATGGGATCGGAGCTGCCGGGCTTGTCGCCCATGGACATGATCAGGCTCTTGCCCCACTGCAGCACCTCGTCGCCGTAGTTCTCCTTGCTGGACAGGTTGATGCCGGCACGGTCCATCACCGCCTGATGCTTGGCGAACATCTCGCTGTTCATCAGGTACAGGGTGGGTGCGCCGTCCATCTTGGCCCGGAGGGTGCGCAGGGCGTCGGTGTACTTCTTCCAGTTGGCGTCCATGGCGGCTGAGGTGGAAAGGTCGATGGTCTCGCCGGGGGTGTAGTCGGTCTCCGTGCCGGTGACAGCCTTGTCGATGCCGTCGAAGTCGGCGGCAGCAGAGGCGGCGTCACCATTGATGAACATGTCGTGGAACTTGGCGATGGCCGCCTGGATCTTCTGGTTCTGCAGGAAGGTCACCAGGTCAACGACCTGTTCCTCGTTATGCTGCAGGGCGCGGTCGATCTGGTAGGAGCCGCCGAAGATCTTCAGCAGCACGGTGACGGGGGTGGTGGCGGGCTCCTGAGGGGTGTACTCGGTGTTCAGGGCACGGGAAGCGGCGGTGGGCAGGGTGGTCACACGGTTGTAGGTGTAGGCCAGGGAGTTGCCGCCGCCGGGCTTCACGGTGTTGTCGAAGGTCAGCATGTCCAGCAGAGCGGACTTGCGGAACTCATCGATCACGGTCTTCACCAGCTTCTCCTGGGAAAGGTTCTGGGCCTGTGCGAGAGTGATAGGCATGTGTTATTCCTCCTGTAATCATTGTTAGGTGCGCTTGCCGAACATGGCTTCACGCATTTCGTCCCGCTCGGTCTTTTCGCCGGGGGCGGGGTTGCCCTGCTGCTGGCCCCACGCGCCGCTCTTCGCGGGCTGGCCGAACAGGTAGGGCTTCTGCTCCTTCAGGGTGTTCAGGGCGTCCTGGACGCCGGAAACAGCGCCCTTGTCGTCCACCTTCACGGCTTCGCGGTTCATCAGCTGAAGGGCCACGTCAGCATCCAGCAGACCCATGGCAGCGCCCAGGCTCTTCACCTCGGCGGCGATCAGCAGACCGTTGGCGCGGTTCGTGGCGTCGGTGATCTGCTTCTGTACATGATCGGGCAGCTGATTCTGCTTCTGCTTGCGGGCGTCCTCCAGCATGGTGGTCAGCTCGCTCTCCTCCAGGCCATACTGCTGGGCCATGGACTTGAGCACGGACTTCTCCGCACGCTGCTGACGGTTGTCAATGGCAGCGATGAGCGTCTGCACCAGCTGCTCGGTGTTGCCCTGGGGCGCGGGAGCGGGGGTAGGGTTAGGATTGGTGGGAGCCGGCTGGGGATTACCCTGCGGTGCGGGAGCAGGATCGCCGCCGTCAGCGAACTGCTGCAGGTTAAGGGGGATGAGGGTATGCTTCAACATAGGAGGCCTCCCGTTTAACGTCCGGTGGACAAATTCCGCGCTGCCTGCGCGTGGGGGTATATAAAAAGCGCCTGACCGCTTTGGTCAGACGCTTGATACCGGGGGATATGAAAAGACCGTCGCACCATCAGGCGAGACGGTTATGCGGGGCTCCACAATACCTCGGTGATCTCAGAATGCTTCACGGTTTTCATCATACCATCAGCAGTCTGATCGACTTCCACGAGATATGCCTGTTCAAGGCCATCAGCGTGCAATGCTTCCAGAACGGTAACAACGGTACCGTCTCGGAGCTTAGCGATGCTATGGTCTGCGATCGTCTGAAACAATAGCGTTCACCATCCTCGGAAAAGATTCGCCGTCACGGATGATCCATCCAGTATCGACGGGCTGCTTGGTATTGGCCTTGTCGCCTATGCCCTCAATCAGCATAGTAACGCGATACTGCTCACCATAGCCATTATGACCGGTTGATTGCGCACGATACTTCTGGAGACCTTCCATGATCCTTGTGTGCAGGATCTCGGCGTCACCTATATTATACCCCAACGCAGACCGAAACACAATAGCTTTATGCTTGCCTCTCGGATGCTGGTCATTAAGGACATAGGATGTGAGTTTCTCCGCAACGTTCTGCGCAGAACGATATGCGGGAAGCTTTTCCTTTGCAGAAGTGGCCAGATGCTGCTGCTCAAATGCTATATCCCATTCGGCTCTCTTGGCAACGGTCTTTGCAGCTGCGGTCACCTTCGCAGCCTGGCTTCGACCGTACCCATGCACCTGCGTTCTGTCACTACGCAGATAGAGATTGTTCTCCTCTGCGAAGTCCTTCAGCGTCTGCTGGCGCTGCTTCAGCCGGAGAGCGGCTTTCTCGAAGCCCTCCTTGTCGCCGGCGGCGTCCAGCATGGCGGCCTCGCGCTTGGCGGCGCGCACGTCCCGCTCCAGCTTGCGCTGCTGCTGGGTGAGGGCGTAGGCGGCAGCGTTGTCATCAGGATCGGGGACGCTGCCGTGGATGGAGGACAGCCCGGGAATGAACACATTGGGCGGGCCGTGGTGGCAGTTGATGCCCCACAGGCCGTCCGGCTCGCCGTAGCTGGTATCGTGGATGGAGTGGAAGAGGATCTCCCGCCCGTCCAGATCGTTGGTGGAGCCGCTGCGGCCCTCGGTGGAGATCACCTTGCCCTGCCAGGGGTAGCACTTGGGGCGGGCGGTGGCGTTGATGCGCACCCACACCAGGTCGTTGCCGTAGTCACGGTTGCGGTCGAATACCGCTTGCCTGGCAGCGTTGGAGCAGGTGGTCTTGATGTCCATCTGCACATAGGCCTCGGGGCTCCACTTGTGGCCGCCGTTGTCGATGAAGCCGGTGATGCCCACCTCGGCCATCTTCTTCACGGCGCTGCGCACGGCCTGCTGGCGGGTGCTGACGCCGGTGATAACCTTGCCGGTCTCGGCGTTCAGGGCAGTCTGGGCGACGTCCATCTGTTTGAGGATGTTCGCCGCCTGGTACACACCGTCCTGGTAGGCTTTCCAGGTGCCCTCCAGCATCACGGTGTTCACCAGGTTCGTCTGCTGCACCGCCTGGCGGGAGTAGGCCGTCAGCTGCTTTTGGATGCTCTCCTGCACGGGGATGTTGGCGTCATGGAGCAAGCCCTGACGGGCGGCTTCCAGCAGCTGCGGCTCTTCCTGGGCGATGGCCTCCAGCATGGCCTGCTCAACGGCCAACTGGATCATGGGCTCATTCTCCTTGACGTACAGTGCGATGATGGCGGCGCTCTCACGCTGGATGGCGCCCATCTTGGCCAGCATCCTGGTCTGGTAGGAGAAGGAACCGCTGTTGCCGGTGCCCTTCACGTTGAAGTGCCGCGCCAGGTTGATCAGCAGCTCATCCACGCAGGCGGCGTAGACGTCCACAATGGGTTGGGAGTACCGGAAGGGATCCAGGGGCATGCTTATTCACCACCCAGGAAGAAGTTCTCCACGGCCTTCTGGCTGACACTCTGCTCCTTCTGGATGGCCGCCAGCTTCTTCTGGGCGGTCTCCTGGTCGCACTGGTCGATCTCCATGATGGCGTCCAGCTTGCTGCGCAGTCCGGCTTGCACCAGCGTGATATTGCGCTCCACGGTGGCGGAGGTATCGTCGAAGATGCTGTCGTCGAAGGCAATCACCGGCGTGACCTCGCCCGTGTAGTCGCAGAGGAAGGCCAGGGCGCGGATCATGTCGAACAGCGCGGACTCGATGATCTTCTCGTTGCGCTTGATGGACTGATACAGGTCGCTGTTCTCGGCCACGACCTCCTTGGCGGTCTTGACCACGCCGCCCTCGAAGCGGTAGCGCCCGGTGCCCAGGCCGCACTTCTTCGACACAAGGTCGATCATGCGCTGCATGCCCTGGTCGTGCTCCGCTACGCGCAGGGTCATATTGCTCTCGGTGAGCACCTGCTTGCCGTCTGGGGACTGCTCCAGCACATGGAACACGGTGTCCTTCGGGTCGAAGCGGGGCTCCACGGCTCCGCCCTTCTGCAGCTGGATGGTGGCCAGGCTCATGGGCACGTACACGCGCTTGCGGCCCAGGTTGAACTCGTTCACATAGCTGTCGTACACGATGTCGCAGCCCTTCAGCTGCTCAATGGCCGTGGCGAAGATGGCCGCGCCCATGGGAGAGGTCAGATCGACAGCGTTCACCGCGGCGGGACGGATGAACTGGAACAGCGGCAGCGAGGAGCCGGTGGCCACGTCGGTCTCAATGCCCTCGGGAGGATCCACCTCCGCTCCTTTCTCATTCAGCCACACATTATGGATGTGGTACATGCCCTTTTCCTGCGTGTGGATCTGGATGTAATAGCCCAGGGACTTATCCACCACCACCCGGCTGCCGAAGGCGCACTCGGTGATGCGCTGGCCGTGCCACTTCAGCGGGTAGATCATGTCGGCGGTGATGTAGTCGATCATCGGCTGATCGTCCGCGCCCATGTACTCCACCAGCGCGCCGGTACCCATGGCCATGGAAAGCTCCACCAGCCGCGTCGCCATGGCGTAGAAGTCGTTGGCGTTCAGGATCTCCTCCAGCCGATCGAAGCCGTCGCAGGAGATACGCACCTTATCGTTGAGCAGCAGCGTGGCCATGTCCTCGCAGACCAGCTTCGCCATGCCCAGCTGGGCGCGGTCGCGCTCCTGACGGTCGATGCCGTTGTAGATCCAGTAGCGGTGGAAGTCCTTCACATAGCCCTGATACCAGCTTTTGAAGGTCTCCACCCAGGAGCGCCACTCGGGCGCGGGTGCGGTGTATCCCTTGGAGGTAAGGTACTGACAGATCATAGGTTCATTCCTTTCAAGGCGCGGTCAGTAGATGAGCTCTGCGGGAAGGTGACGCCCATGGCGATCATGGTCTCGATCATGTTCTCGCAGCTGTACTCCATGGAGTCCAGGGAGTCGATGTTGTGGGCGCCGTCGTCCAGACGGACATCCTCGCCGATGTGCTTCGGATCCCAGATGGCGTCTGCCAGGGCCGAGGCGAGATGTTCGCAATGCGGCGCCAAATAAAAACGCCCTGCGGCCATCATCTGGCACACAAAGCGGATACGGTTGATAATAGGTCCCTTGCGGGCGTTCTGGATGTCGATCACCACGCCCTGGGTGATGCAGGCCGCCCGCAGCCCTTCCATGAGCACCTGCTCGGCGGAATCGGCAAAGCAGGTGTACACAGGCCAGCGTGCCTGGCAGCGCCGGACGAAGGCCACGAAGTCGCTGGCCAGCACCGCGGGGGAGATGATCTCCCGGCGGTAGTATTCGTCCAGCACGATCATCTGCTGAAAGCCCAGGGTGAAGCCCGTGCAGGTGAAGGAGTGGGCGGATCCGTTGGAGCCGAAGTCCACGCCGATCTGCACCAGCTGCATGGGCGGCAGGTCGCCCTGCCAGATGAAGGGGCTGGCGTCGCCGGCGAAGTCCTCGTAGATCACACCCTCCACGGCGCAGCGCTCGCCGTCGATGTCCCGGCGGTACCACACGGTGCCGGGGGTGTACTGGGCTTTGATCTCCTCCACGCGCTGCGGGGTGATGGTGGCGTTGTCCGTGAGGGTGAACTTCTCATAATTGCACCCGCCGGGCAGCTTGCCCCGGGTGTGCTTCTCCCGGTAGGCGTCGATATAGTCGGTGTAGATCTTCGCCTTGGGGCTGGAGGGGTTCAGATCCCAGAAGAACTTGCGCAGCTGGGCGGCGGCGGTACGGTTGAAGGCTTCCTTGATGAACTCATCATGGTGGAGGTTGATCTCCGTGGCGATCCACATGCCGTAGGAGTTGCCGCGGATCCGCTTGAAGCTGTCCGCCTTGCCCGCGCCCACGAAGATAACATACTTCATGCCGGTGCGGGTTTTGACCTTCAGGCACTCATTGTCCTTGTACTTGCCCCACCGGCAGCGGCCGCGGAACTGCGCCTCCATGCCCAGACCGTTGCAGTCGCCCAGGTTGAGCTTGGCGGTGGCCAGGGTGGCGGCACTGGCCAGGTGCAGCTTGTCGCGGGTCTGCTCCAGCTCGGTGCAGAAGGCGAAAACATTGTCCACCGTCTTGCCGGCACGGATCGCGCCCTCGGCGATGTTGTACATGTTCGCCCGGCACGCCCGGATGTAGCGCAGGTGCTTCTCGCCGAAGATCGGGCGATAATGCCGGGTGAGCTTACGCATCGCCATACACCTCTTCGCGGGTGGCGTCGATGTCCTCTTCCTCGGAATCATCCGCAGGCTTGGAACGCCACTGATCGGGGCGGCGGTTCTTCAGAAAGAAGATCTGCGCGGTGACATTGGGCAACACGTGCTTGGTGACGCGCTTGGTCTCCACCAGCTCCATTTTGCCGGTCTCAGGGTTGCGGACACGCTCCTTCGTCACTTCGTCATAGGAGTAGCCCAGGGCGGTTTTGAGGAGAGCGTTTTCGACCTCCACATCCACCACATCCTTGCCCTTTTTTAGGGCCTCGGAAATCTCGGGGAAACGCTTCTTCCAGGTGTAGAGCGTGTCAGGGTTGACGCCGCACTTCCCGGCGATCTGCTCCATGGTGAGGCCATCCCGTGCCCAGGCTGCCAGCAGCAGGAGGCCGTCCGGCGTGAGCCAGTATTCATATTTTCCTTTGGCGATGGGGAGGGCCTCCTTTCTTCAAGATAGGCGACAAAAAAGAGCGCCGGGGTTGCTCGGCGCTCCGATGAGGGGAGTTATGTCAATCCAATTGGGGAGCGTATCTCCCATCTCTGAACATCACGGTGCCATTTTACCACGCGCACCATGGACAAACAACGACATTTTGGATGGTTTGTCAGCCGTCCAGGGCCTTCAGCGCAGCGTGCCGCAGCCGGTTGATGTGCCGCGTGCTGTAGAAGAACAGCCCGGAGATCTGTGCGTCATCCTGACCGCAGCAGTAGTACAGATTGAGCAGATTCCTGGTCTTGTAATCATCGACCGCGCTGATGACCGCGTCCACCCTGGGCTTTAGCTGGCCGATCTCATCCTCCAGCCTGGCAGCGATGGGCAAAAGGCCTTCGTACAGCTGCCGGGCAGCGGCGGCGGCGTCGTTGGTGCTGCGCCGGACACCTTCGTAATCGAAACCGTTCACGCCGTGGGGACGGCCGTCGCTGCCGCAGGCCTCAAGCTGCTTGCGGACCATGGCCAGCTCTTTCTGCTTATCCCGATAGGTCGTAAGAAGCTCGGCTTTCGTCATGGGTCACATCCTCCAGTCGTATCTGCTGGCCCTGGGATTGCGCTGCATACTTGCGCAGCTGCTCCAGGGTCCATTCATGCGGAATGTTCGACAGATAGTCCACGGTGATGTATCCGCTGTCCTTGTGATAAACGGTCTTTCTAATCCTGATGTCGCCCTTGTCGATCATCTGCTTGTAGGCAGCGCGCTTGACGTCGGTGAGGGTGCCGGGCGGCCACAGGTCAACGCAGGGAATGAAGGGAGGTTCGTGAACGACTGTCACCTTGTTATACCCCCTGAGGAGTCGAATTGATTCCATCATTGTCGGGAATTTCTTCGACCCTGATGAAGATGCCGGGGATGTCATTCCAGAATTTCTCCGTGATCTCGCAGCAGACCTGGGCGTCGTCATGCCAGAAGCGTAACTTGGTCATGACGTCCTTGAGGGCCTTTTGCAGGTTGTCGGTGTCGGGTTTGGTGAGCTTGTACTCGCCGCTGCGGTGGTTGCCGTCCAGCGGGAACAGCCACTTCACGATCAGCCGGACACCGCCCTCCAGGGGGCGGGGGATCTGATGCGCGGCCAGGCTGTCCCGGAAGTAGACCTTGGCGCGGCGGAGGTTATCATCGGCGTACACATAGGGCTTGCCGGTCTTTTTGCTGACGCCGATCCGCTTCTCCTGGTCGGTGGTGGTGGGCGGCGGGCCGGGGAGGAAGAATTGCTTTGTCATGCGTTTTTCTCCTTTTGTGTGCAATTCAGATCAGCGTTTCATCGTTGCAGCGTGTGAACAGTTCGATAAATCCGAGATCAGCCTCTTTTTTGCTAACGCCTGTGACAGTAATGACATCCAGCAGCTCAGCTAACGCATCGCTACCATCTTCTGCTGCTTCAATGATTTTCTGCTTTGTTCGATCGTTGAAATTCAATTCTACATCACAGCCCGCAGGGCATTTCAACAACTTGGAAATGAGTTCGTGTACCTTCATATAGTTTGTCCTCCTGTCTTTCCGTTTTTCCGTTTTCCATGCGGAATTGATTTTCCATTTACCTTTTTGAAAGGGAGGAGTCCATAAGTGAGGGAAGTGGGGGGAAAAGGGGATCCTTTGTCCCTTTTCCCCTCCCTCTCTTTGGAGTCCTTTCCTGTGTTTTCCGTTTCCATCTACTATATATTATATATAGTGGTGGCCGGACGGAAAGCCGGAATCAGTCCGAGTCGGATTTGGGATAGATGCGACTGTCACGGATCTCATATCCGTATTTCTTCACCTGATCGTAGATAGCGGTTTTTTTCAACCCGAGATACTCCATCATCTCCGCCACCGTCGGCGGCTCGCCCAGGTTGGCGGCGCTCACCGCATCGGCGAACCTGGCGGCGCTGTCCTCGGCCTTGGCGGCGGCCTTCTTCTTCCGCGCCTTCGCACCTTTCTGCCAAGGCGGGGCGGCTTCTTCGGCGGCCAGGTCGTTCAGGATGCCCGTGTCGTCCATGCGGTGGAGGGGATAATCGAACCACACGTTGATGGGCTCCAGGGGCGCGAACTCTCGCAGGGTGGTCTCCATGCGCCAGGCGGAGACCTTCAGCGCGTCCTTCTCGGCCTGTCGGATGGCGGCTGCCATCCTGACGAAGGCTGCACCGTGCAGCTGCTGCCCGGCATAGAGCTCCAGGCGCAGGCGGCTGCACATATCGTCCTGGCTCACCTCCTGCCGCCAGCGGTGGTGCACCTCATCCAGCAGAGCGGCCAGGGCCTCCCGCACGGCGTTGTCTTTCAGGAACTTCTGGGCATTTTCGCTCAGCTCCAGCTGGATCATATCCAGCAGCGCGTCGGGGTCTCGGCCAAACACGCCGGAGCCGGAGGCGCGGTCCATGGAGCGCTTGCCGCCCTGGGCGCCCTTGGAGTGATGGTGGCAGTAGATCACGGCGGTCTCCAGTTCCGTGGCCACCCGGTCGAACTGATTGCAGAACAGGCTCATCTGCTCGGCGTTGTTCTCATCGCCGGTGAGGATCTTGTAGATCGGATCCACAATCACCGCCAGGTACCCATCCTTGCGGGCGCGGCGGATCAGCTTCGGGGCCAGTTTGTCCATGGGCAGTGACTTGCCGCGCAGGTTCCAGATGCTGATGTTGTGAAGCCCCCGCGGCGTCACGCCCAGGGCGTCGTACACGTCCCGGAAGCGGTGCATACAGCTGGGGCGGTCCAGCTCCAGGTTGATGTACAGCACCCTGCCCTGGCAGCAGCGGCGGCCCATCCACGGGAGCCCCTCGGCGATGGCGATGGTCAGCTCGATCAGTGCGAAGGACTTGCCCGCCTTGCTGGGGCCGGAGAGCAGCATCTTGTGTCCCTGGCGCAGTACGCCCTCGATCAGCTCATCGGAGAGGGGCGGCAGGTCGTTGTAGAAGCTGGAGAAGGACTCAAACTCCGGCAGGTCATCGGTAACGGATTCGATCCACTCCTGCCAGGCGGCGAAGCTGGGCTGCCCCAGATCCTGCGCCACAATGAACTGCTTGCGGCCCTTGCGCATCACACCGGGCAGGCGGGAGAGGCGGGAGGGGTTGCGGTTCTGGGCGTCGATCTCCAGGCCGTTCTTGCGGCACACGGTGTACAGGTAGTCCACCCGCTTGCGGTATTCCTCGTAGGTACCCGCCTCGATCCGCACGATGGCGTGCAGGCTCTTGCCGCCGGAGTGCACCAGCATTTTGATGGGCAGCTGCAGCTCAGTCATCAGGGCGTACTGTCGCTCGATGTCCTGGCTGTCGGATTCCACCAGGGCGTAGTTGTAGGCGGTCACGTTGTCGTTGCGCACGTCCTTGCCGTCCATGGGGTTGAACCGCACCCAGGCGCCGGCTTCCTCGTTCACCGTGCCGATGACGTCGGAGATGTCGCTGCACCGGTGCAACAGCTGGATCAACTCGCCTGCCGTGCGGTCGCTGGCGCCCTTGCTGGGCATGTAGCGCCCTTCCTTCTCCCATACCTCGGTGACGTAGCTCACCTTGTCGGTGGAGTCGAACAGCGCCTCCAGATAGGTGATCAGCTGCTGGCGGGGATCCCATTCGGCGTCGGTGGGTTCCCGCACCTCACGGTGCCCCACCCAGTTCTTATCCACCACGATCAGGTCGTCGGTGATGGTGTCGTCCCAGGCCAGCTCCCGTCCGGTGTAGGGCGGCTCCCAGCCCTGCTGCCTTGCGAGAGCCACCAGACTGCCGCCGGTGATCTTGGCCGAGCCGCTGCCAAAGGAGCGGAACTTCTTCTGACATTCGCCCTCATGGTAGCGGGCAGGATCGCGGCGGGACCATTCGTCCCACTCCATCCAGGAGCCGCCCTCATAGTGGATGGCGAAGCCCACGTCCACCCACTCCTGATAGGAGCAGCGTGCTGGATCGATGTGGGCGAGGAGTTCGTGATAGTCGTAGTGGGTCATGTGGTGGCCTCCGTTATTCCGCGCCATTCAAAGCAGCTATGATCCAATGGCTTCGGAGTGCTCTTGCAATACATACCATCATCATACTTGCAGAATCTGCAGCAGTTCCGAGAATTGCGAATGTCAGTCACCGCCGCATTCCTTTCACGTTCCAGCTGCTGAATGTAGTCTCGGATGGATTCGATGTCTTTGTTGAACGCTTCAATGTCGGTGTTCTGCACATCCGTTGGCTTATTCTCCCACAGTTCACGTCCGGCGCGCTGACCTCCGAAGAACTGCATTTTGTCAAGAATCTCCATGATGTTGTTCATTGTTATTACCTCCATCAGAATTCATAAGTGTCAATCAGCCATCTGATCGCTGCGTGAAGATCTTTCTTGGTGATGCCGTTCAGCGTTTTCAATTGCGCGACCGTCCACAAGAAGTTGATCTTCCATTCGGGTTCAACAAATTCACTGTCGAACATATCAGCGAAGGAATCGAAGACTTCTCTTTTCTCCGGCAGCGGCACGATGGCTTCGGGCATTCTTGTCTGTGACCATAATCGTGGGCCTTTCAAAACGCATCATCCTCCTTCAACATAAGGGCTTGAGGTGTAGATCCAACAAACTACTGGCAAGCAAGGCATGTGGGGCACCATAATCACTGCAAGCAGTGTATTCGTGGCCACATGCAACGTAGCAAGCAATGCTTATGGCTATCCATAATTGCATTTGTTGCCGCTTGTTGGGGAGCACCCCAAACCCTTTGAACGCATTTTCATGCGGCTGCGATTTTCACTTTTGTGAAAACCTTAATACTTTGCGATGTCGCAAAGTGTATGCGCCCTGAAGGGAATAAGGCTCTCCACCACGCGCACCGGGATACCCTGATAGGTGGCGTACTGTGCTTCCAGCTGCGCACCAGGGGAAGTCTCCCAGCCCGGGAGAAGCATCAGCATGTCGGCGGCGTTGACCATGGCCATGCAGATGGGCATGTACTTATTACCGGGCAGTCCGTCCGGCAGCCTCGCCGGATTGAGAACGTTCCATCCGAATTCGGTCATGATCTGTTCGGCCTGCATGAACATCCTGCGGCCCTTATCGGGAAGGCCGGTCATCTTGCCGGCGATGTAAACGGAACGGGATTGCATCATTGTTCGTTCTCCTTTCGGTTGCCGTCGATCAGGTCAAACAGCGTGGGCACATCCCGCTGCGCATCCACCTCTTGCAGGTACCCAACACCATCCCGGAAGTAATCAGGATTCAGCTCGGTACCGATGCCATCCCGCCCCAGCCGTACAGCCTCCACCGGCACGGTCATCAGTCCGCCGAAGGGGTCGAATACTGTTTCGCCGGGATTGGAATAGCGGGTGATCAACCTGTCTACGATATCCAGCTGCAAGGGGCATACGTGCATCTGGCGTCCACCCTGCACCTGTTTACTGTTCAGCGTCCGCATGCGGTTCACATCGTCCCACACTTCATCCGTCCAGCTTCCCGGAGCCACTACCATGAAGGTGGCGGGCAAGCGGCCCTCCGTGTCCAGCTTCCTGGCCAGGGCTACGTGCTCCTCATAGCTGTATACGCTGTCCCGGCTGTACTGGCGGTACAGCTGCTGGAGCTTGTCTACCGGGGCGCGGGTCAGCTCATCCTTGGTCACCATGCGGTCGCCGGAGGAACGCCAGTAGGCGTGGGCGTCGATCTGCCATTGCGCCCGGGTGTACTCTTCTTTTTCCTTGATGACGGGGGTATCGGCATAGGCCTTCTCCCGGCTGGTGGGCAGCTTACGGAACAGCAGGATGTACTCCGGGCAGCCCACACCCATCTTGCTGCCGTCCTTGCATTGCTCCGTCCAGCCCAGGCGGTAGGTCTGGTTGTTTTCCCGCACCACATCAGTCACCACGGTGATCATGCCCATGTACTGGAAGCCATGCTTCATGTAGTGTTCGATGGTCAGGGCGTGGAAGGGTTCGATGGTGGGCATGCCCGTGCCGGTCTGGCTGCCGAAGAGCACACGATCCTTCACGTGGCAGGCGAAGATCCTGCCAGGCTTCAGCACCTTCAAAAGGGACGGCGCCAGGTAGTCCATCTGCTGGAAGAACTTCTCCGTGTCCTCGTTATGGCCCAGGTCGTTGTAGCTGGGGGTGTACTCGTAGTGATTGGAGAAGGGAATGCTGGTCACGATCAGATCCACGCTGTTCTCCTCCATGCGGGCGGTCTCTTCGATGGTGTCGTTGAGAACTGCCCGGTAGTGGTTCCCGGTGACTTCCATGCGCTCCACGCCGATACTCCTTTCCATGCGCTTGATGATGCTCTGGTTGTTCAGCCCATGCCGCCGCATCAGCCCCGCCAGCTTCTCCTGCATAGCGTTGTGGTTCTCCCACTTGGCTTGCAGGGCTTTGAGGATCTCCCGCTCGCTCTCCATGTAGATGATGTCGATGATGACCTGCTCCGTCTGGAGAAAGCGGTAGATGCGGTGGATGGCCTGGATAAAGTCGTTGAACTCGTAGTCAATACCCACGAAGATGGCGCGGTGGCAATGCCGCTGGAAGTTGCAGCCGCTGCCGGAGATCTCCTTCTTGGTGGCCAGCAGCCGGGTGAGCCCCTCGGAGAAGTCGATGATGCGCTGCTCCCTCAGGTCAATGTCCAGGCTGCCGTAGATCTCCACAGCCTCCGGCAAAGCCTTTTTGATGGCATGACGTTCGTCCTCCAGATCGTGCCAGAGGATGAAGTGCGCTTCCGGGTCACTCTCCACAATTTCCTTGGCCTTGGACACCCTGGCAGCGATGCTCTCACGCTTCTCCCGGGCGGCGTCCTTCAAGCTCAGCGCGGCGTCACGCAGCAGCTTGCCCTGGCCGAATTTGTCAAAGCCGGCGTCGGTGTTGTCTACCGGTAGCTCATGATACCGCACATCCAGCGGCGGCAGGTTGTACCCCTCATCGTTGTACCCCAGGTCGCTGGGGCGCTGAATGCACAGCGCCCAGGTGCTCACCCACAGCCAGAATTCCTCCTGCTTGTGAGGGTACAGCGTCAGGTTGTTGGCCTTGGTGCTGTCACGCTGGAAGAACCTTGTCAGCGCCTGCCCGGTGTCCATCACATCCAGGTACCCGGCATAGTGGATCAGCTCCTTGTACCTGTTGGGACTGGGCGTCGCGGTGCATACCAGCTTATACCGCACGCCCTTGAACTTATCCAGAAAGGTCTGATAGGTCTTGCTGCCGAAGGAGCGCAGCACGCTGGCTTCGTCCAGGCTGGTGGCGGTGAAGTACGCCGGATCGATGTCACCGTCACGCACCCGCTCATAGTTGGTGATCAGCACCTTCGCATCGGTGGCCTTGATCTCCGCCATGCTCCGCACATACACCGGGGGTTTCCGCCACTCCAGCACCTCACGGGAGTCACGGATGAACTCCTGCTTCACGCCCAGGGGACATACGATCAACGCTTGTCCGCCCTCACGTTCCACCACCAGCCGGCAGTATTCCAGCTGCTGGATGGTCTTGCCCAGACCGAAGGATTCAAACAGCGCCCGCTTGCCGCCCTTCACGGCCCATGCCACCGCGTCCCTCTGGTGAGGTTTAAGAGCAGGGCTGATGTACTCGGGATCTACCTCAAAGCCGCTCTCCGGCGCGACCGCCATCTTAGATTCAAGAAACTGCTGGTAGGTCACAGCTGTTCACCTCCCTCCATCATCTCAAACATGGACACCTGCGGCTGCCACGGTACGCCGATATAGTCCAGCACCTTACCCAGCCCCATGTCGATCATCCAGAAGCGCCATTCCTTCGGGTTGGATTGATAGAGCCTGTCGAAGCGGTGCGGCCGCGCTTCCATGTGGATTCCAAATCCACACAAGCTGCAGCCGGTCCTCTGTGCGCCGGTGGTGATCAGGTTTCCGCCCACCTCCCGGATCTCGCCGTACACGCTGGGAATGATCGAATCCAGGTGGATGTCGGAGAACTCCTGCCAATGCTCCTGATACCACTCGTCCATTTCAAGGGCCAGACGCAGGAGGTCTGTGCGGTAGAAGATGGCGAAGGGGCAGCTGCGCTTAGTGCCTGGGCTGATGTAGTTGCAGCCGTGGAGCATCAGCGCTTTCTGTCGGCGTCCACCCTCGGAGGCCATCAAGCCCATATAGGGATAGCGCCCCGTCTCTTTGGCGTAGTCGTTGCAGGGCTTTTCTTTGAGGTAGTAGCAGCATTTGTCCGATACCTGTATATCCGCTGCCTTGTAGCCCAGCGCCGCGCCTTCCGGATCGCTGCCGCCGAACAGCTTCAGCCAGCGGTAGCTCAGCTGCATCCGGCTCCCGGTCTGGAAGCCGCCATATTCGCCTGTTTCGCCGGTAATGATGGCATGGCGCACCGTGGCGTTTTCCTCGGTTGGATGCTGCAGCAGAGCTATCTTGCCGGCCACTTCTTTGCTGATGATGGGCCAGCCGAATGTCCTGATGACTTCCGGCTTTGTCCAGGGCTTGCCGTCAGGCTTCCGGGCGGATTTCAGCCGGGTGATGCCCAGGGCCTTGTGTACCCGTTGGATGCTCCTGTCCTCCAGGGAAGAGACCGACACACCCGGCACATCAATGCCAAGGGAGCGCAGGAAGAGAAACAGGGTGATGCTGTCCAGCCCACCCACGGCCACATAAGCCTGTCCGTTGATCTCAGGGTGTTCGTAGAACTCCCTGGCGCGAAGCTCGGCGTACTGCTTCTTGAAAGCATAGTCCTGCTGCTGTTTCACCTTGAAGTCGGCAACGATCTTATCAGAGCCCATCTCCTTCATCTGGTCGAAAACAGTCTTCACGCGCCCACCTCCCTTCTGAGCCTCTGCTGGATCGCGCTCATCCGCTTGGATACCCATCCCTGGCTCAGCTGCATGCGCTGGGCGATCTGCCGCTGGGAATAGCCGGCGATGCGCAGGCAGATGATCTGCCTGTCTTGTAGCGGCAGATTGCGGATGCTGGACATGATCTCATCGGCCATGGCCATGGTCTCCACCGTTTCACAGGAGGCGAGTGCGCAGCCGATGGGAAGATCCTCGACACGGCACACCTCCTTGCGGACGTCACGGCATGCGGCGCGGGCGTCACGCTCGTAGTCATGCAGGGCGGAGCGGATGCACCAGCAGGCGTAGGTGGAGAGCTTGCTCTTGCTGGGATCATAGCGGCTGATGGCCTTGCACAGACCGATGGCGCCGATCTGCACGTAGTCCTCATAGTCGCAGAAGCGCACATGGGGGAAATATCTGTGGATGATGTAATGCACCAGCGGCAGGTGCTGCTCTGCCAGCTGTCTCTGGGCTTCGGTCAGTCGGGAATTTACCATGGGAGACCTCCTTCCGCGGCAGTCTTTGCAGGCTCCGGCTTGTAGGTGCCGGGCACGATCCCGTGCGGGACCCGCCAGCCGTTGGCGGCGATGCGGTCGATCAGCCGCTTGGCGTCGCTGAATTGCCATTGACCTACATGCTGGAAGCCGCGCCCCTCCAGGAAGCGGATCTGCTTGGGGGTGGTCAGGCCGCTGGCTCTGCGCTGGTTCAGCTTGAACATTAGCAGCGAGGCCTTGCCGGCGTTCTCGATCTCATCGGGGTTGATGCCCATTTTCTCCAGGGATTCCAGCTGCTTCTTGCTGGGCGGCTCGCACTCCCAGCCGAAGGTGGGCACATACCCGGCCAGGTCTTCCGAGGCGATGCTCATCTCGAATTGCAGGGGATCCACCAGGGCGCGCTTGCGGCGGCGCATTTCGTTCAGCTGCTTGGCCAGGGCCTGCTCGCGCTGGGCGACCACATCGCTCTCGGCCTTCTCCACTTCCTCCATGATGTCCATGGCCTGCTGCTGTCCGGCGGCGGCTTCCTGGTTTTCCACCATCTTCTGGGCGACCTCCGGGGTCTTGGCTACCAGGTGAGCGGGGCGGCACAGCTGGTGGCGCTCCGTGTGCCACAGGAAGTCCAGGAGTAGCAGGTGATCCTTCCCGGGGTGGAGGCGGGTGCCTCGGCCTACCATCTGGCAGTACAGGCCGCGCTGCTTGGTGGGGCGCAGCACCACGATGCAGTCCACGCTGGGGCAGTCCCAGCCCTCGGTGAGCAGCATGGCGTTGCATAGCACGTTGCTTTCCCCACGGTCGAAGCGGGCGAGGATCTCCGCCCGGTCGGGGGATTCGCCGTTGACCTCATCGGCCTTCATGCCGTGGCTGCGCAGGATGTCCCGCATCTTCTGGGCGGTCTTCACCAGGGGGAGGAAGATCACCGTCTTGCGCTGGGCGCACTCACGGGCGATCACCTCGGCGATCTGGTGCAGGTAGGGTTCCAGGGCGGTGCCCACTTCTCCGGCCTTATAGTCGCCGTTCTGGATGCCCACGCCGCTGATGTCCAGCTTCAGCGGAACGGTCAGCGCCTTGATGGGCGCCAGATAGCCCTCCTGCACGGCGCGGGGCAGGGTGTACTCATAGGCCAGGGACTCAAACACCTGTCCCAGGTTCTTCATGTCGCCCCGGTCAGGGGTGGCGGTGACACCCAGCACACGGGCGGCGGGGAAGTGCTCCAGCACACGCTGATAGCCATCGGCCAGGGCGTGGTGGGCTTCGTCGATGATGATGGCGTCGAAGTAGTCCTCCGGAAACTGGGCGAGGCGCTTCTCCCGCTGAAGGGTCTGCACGCTGCCAACTACCACCCTGAACCATGAGCCCATGCAGGTCTGCTCCGCCTTCTCCACGGCGCATTGCAATCCGGTGGAGCGGGCCAGCTTGTCGGCTGCCTGCTCCAGCAGTTCGCCCCGGTGTGCCAGCACCAGGACACGCTCGCCCCGCCGGACGCAATCCTCGATGATCTTGGAGAAGATGATGGTCTTGCCGCCGCCGGTGACCAGCACCAGCAGCGTGTTCTTGATGCCCTTCTCATCCCATTCAGCCCAGACGGCTTTGCGGGCTTCTTCTTGATACGCTCTAAGTTCGAACATTCTTTTTCTGTACTCCTTCGGAGATCATTCTTTCAAAAGACCAACCGCGCCTTCTGCGTTGAACGAGCAAACTGTAGCGAATGTTTAGGGCCGCAGCCCATTCTGCCAGTGTCATGTTTTGCCCGTTGTACTCGTAGCGTACATTGCTGCGAAGATTGTTGTTCTGTGCTTTGGTATCAACCCAGCGACAATTTTCGGGACAGTAATGGCCATCGGAGTCGATGCGGTCGATGGAAAGATGATCGTTATAGTCGTTCTGATAAGCCCAGTTGCGGAATGAAAGGTAGTCGTCCCATTGCCTACAAACAGAAATACCCCTGCCGCCATAGCGCGGATAGTCCTTGGCGTGTGTATCTCGACAGCGTTGACGCATTCCAACCCAGATGTTATACAGGCGTTCTTTACGCGTTTTGCCATGTTTTTTCACAAGGCAGCCGCAAGACTTTGTTTTGCCTGAAGTAAGCCGGTAGGTCGGAACTTGCGTTTGTTTGCCACAGTCGCAGATACATAACCAATAGTGTTTTCCGTTCTTAATGTCGGCAGGGGCAGTGACTGTGAGCTTACCAAACCTCTGGCCGGTAAGATCGTATTTCATCAGAACTTACCGGGGGTGAAGCCGCCGCCCTGGGGCTGTGCGTAGCTCTGGGGCTGCTGGTAGGCAGCGGGAGCAGGGACAGCGCTGGGTTCATGGAAACGGTCGATCTCGCAGGAAGTGTTGCCGTTGTAGGTGCGCTGCTTCACATGGCAGCGGCCGGTGGAGCCGATCACGGTGCCCCAGTTCATGCGCAGGGGTTCGCCCTTGCGCTTCTGGCCGATGGCGTAGAAGAACGCGCCCAGCTTCCACTCCTGGGAGGAGTGCAGAAACAGGTTGTAGCGCAGGTCGGCGGTCTGGCCGTCGGGCAGGGTGAGGCGCAGGGTCAG